TAACATGAGTTACCATATCAAGCGGCGGTTTAATGTAGGATATACTTGGGATAGTGAAGGACTCTATAGAAGCCGTTGGGACTATGACTTCATCTTTGACGAAAAGAAAGAAGCACTGACCTTTATTCTAGGATATCTATGAACAAGTACTTTCATATGGATGCTAAACTATTTGATTCGTGGACTGACCTATTGATTGATAAGTCTTACGACTACCGGCAGATTGGCATTTCAAATGAACACTGTAATCAAATATCCGAACCGGAGTACGGTCTACGATTGGTTAACTGGCCCGATAAAGCATTTGAAGTTGTTGACGAACACAAGTATACGATTTTCTTGTTGAGATACCGATGAGATTTTTGTGTAGTGCCGGCTTCATGTCTCCGTTCGTAATTGTTAAGGATTACAACTATTACCTAACCAATGAACCAGAAATAAGTGAGTGGGCTGATAGATGTACTCCAGGATGGACTCTAACCGGAATGATATTAATGTTTAAAAGCGATCAAGATAGATTGGCGTTTATATTAAGGTGGGGCTGATGTATACGCTGTGCATAAACGATAAGAACAACCAAACTCAAACATGGTGGTTTAATTTTTTGTTTAGTCTCGATAATACTGATGTGAAAACAGGATTAAAAAAGTGGGGAGGAAGGGTTGAGTATGATAGAAGTGGATACAGCGACACTATCATGTTTGACAAAGAAGAAGACTTAGTATGGTTTCTATTAAAATGGGCATGATTGACGATCTTAAAAAACGCTGGAAAGGCTACAAAGAGAAACGCTTCCTAGAAAACTATGGTTGCACTACCTGGCGTGAATACGAACGCAAGTATGATCCCGATGTTGGGTTTAGAGCAAGATGGGCGCACACATTCTATTACGGGTACCCTCAGATACTTCCAATAGAACCAAATGGGATCGCACTTTATGGACTAAAATATCATGACCTCATTGATAAAATGATGGAATGGTGTGAACAGAATTGTCAAGGTAAGTGGCGCAATGATTGGCATCGCGGATTCTGGGATGGTCAAGGAAACTACGAACTGAATAGCATTGGCGGTGGCGATATGATGTTCTTTGCATTCAAAGAAGATGCAGATTACATTTGGTTCAACCTAACTTGGCAATGAATTACTATGATGAAAAGAATGGATGGGAACACACTAAGCCGGGTTGGCACGAAGTAATTATCCCAGCTCGACAATTTCGGGAGGCGGTGGACAAACACACTGAAATGTTAGACTGGATATACGATAACATAGGGAAATGTGAACACCATTGCAGATGGCAGTTTGATAACAATAGTTTGCGATACAAGTTTAGATATGAGAGAGATTATATATGGTTCAAACTAACATGGGGCTAATGACAATGCAAGAAGAAATTATTGATGTAGTCCCACAGACTCAGAAGATTAAGAAGAAGATTGCTGTGGATGGTGTTTGGGAAGACAGAATGTTCATTCGCATCCCTACTGGTCCAGAACGCATGGGCCCAGGCGAATTAGAAGTGTGGTGCCGCAAAAATTACGGCGCACCCCGCTATCTTAGTCCTTGGTTCAAAGTATCGGGATATATAATGCTTGACGAAAAAACATATGTGCATTGGAAGTTGTGTGAATGAGTTAACTGAAGGCGAGGGATATCTATTCCTTGAGAACATTATACCTGACGACTTAATTGATAGTATCAATAGTAAGTTAGATACCCTGTATCCTGTTAGAGCAACTAGCTCAGGCAAGACCTACGCAGAAGGTGATAAAATTAAAGACTTGCCTGACATTAGTTATTGGTGGAGTCAGATGGTTATGGATTGGCCAGAAGTAATCGCCGCCAATAATATATTGCTGCCGATTATAGGTGAGCAGCTAGATAATGCTGTATTTTATGCCAGTGACATTGTAACAGTTAATGGTGATACTAAACTGGTAAATCCGCATGTTGACACTCCTCATAGATTCAAGCGATGGAATACAGATGAGCGATTGTTAGGTGTACAGTGCATTATATCATTACAAGACACTACCCCTGAAATGGGAGCGACGGGTTATGTACCGAACAGTCATGAGCCTGATTGGGATATTGATTTGTGTTACAACGGTGCATACAACAAATATTTTTGGGACTTTCACGAACAGCAATACATGACTAAGGGCAGCGTACTAATGTACAACTGTAGATTACTACATTCTAGTATGCCAAATTATTTACCCGAAAGTCGCCCAATGCTCTTGCTTAATTACCTAAACGGTGATATAGTGGAAGATGTTACAAAGCTAGATAATTTTTGGAGTTCTAATGGCTAATCATATTATGATCGATATGGAAACACTCAGTACCGATGTTTCTACAGTAATACTTACAATTGGTGCTGTGCGTTTTGACCCTCGCGGTGTCGGCGTAATTGAAAAACTTGAGCTTCGTCCAACTATGGAAGAACAGACTGAAATTTTCAATCGCACTATCAGCGATGACACGCTTCGCTGGTGGGGCGAACAGAGTCCCGAAGCTATCGAAGAAGCGATGGGCGACCGTGACCGTATCTCTTATAAGGAAGCAATGGAAAAGCTTTATCAGTTCTGCTGGAACCGCGGTGACAAAGTTTGGTCTAACGGATCCGGCTTTGATATCGTGATTGCAGAAAGCGCATTCCGTGACCATGACATGAAGTATCCTTGGCAGTTTTGGAATGTGCGTGATTGTCGCACTATCTATGACCTTGCTGGAGTCTCGTTGAAAGACGGTGGACATGTCACGAGCCACAAAGCAGTAGAAGATGCCGAGCGTCAGGCTATTGTTGTGCAGAAAGCTTATCAGAAACTTATTCAAGCAGGCATGACTCACATTCGATGAAAATTGATAGTGATATTGACATTGACTTAGGTGACCGCAACAAACTGCTAGCGGTCATCAAGCATGTCCCTGCTGCAATGAAAAATGTAGACCCTATACGAAAGCACCCTACAGGTGTTTACATCACTGATATTCCATATGATCCAATAAACAATATGTCTGCATTACATTATGTTGACGCAGAAAAACGAGGCTATTTTAAACTGGATTTGCTTAATGTTCATGTGTATGAACAAGTAAAAGATGAAAACCATTTAATAGAATTGATGGCCGAACCAGATTGGTCTATGCTGAAAGAACGCAGTACAGTGGAGAAACTTATACACTTGGGTAATTCGTATGACCTTATTCAACGAATGCCCGAACCAATCGATAGTATTCCTAGACTAGCAATGTTTCTTGCTGCAATTCGTCCTGCAAAGAGACACCTATTGGGAAGAACTTTCAAAGAAATTAATGATACAGTGTGGGATAAGGATCACACTGGATACAGTTTTAAACGCAGCCACGCTGTAGCATATGCACAATTGGTTGTCGTACATATGAATCTATTAAGGGAAAAGAATGATTAAAGAATCTATTGTTGAAATTCCAAATTGGCCTGTAGAAGGTGTAAACTTTAAAGACCTCAGCAAAGTATTGACTAAGCCCGGCGATTTCCGATGGGCGCTAGATCGGTTTAAGATGTTTATGGCGGTCAATGAAGTTGAATGTATCGTTGCACCTGACGCACGAGGGTTTATTTGGGGCGCACCTGTTGCTGCTGAACTTGAATTGCCATTTCATATGATTCGTAAGCCTGGCAAGCTACCGCCCCCAGTCATTAGCCAATCATACGAGTATGAATATGATAGCGGAACACTAGAAATTAAAGGTGATACTGACATTGGTGAAGGTACTAGAGTTGGTATAATCGATGACGTTAATGCTACCGGAGGGACAGCATTAGCAACTATTCAACTATTGAGCAGAATTGGCGTAAGACCGAAGGATATTTTTTATGCAAGTGTTATTGACCTCTCGTATCTCAACGGGAGCAACAAGATTCGTGAAACAGGTACAACAGTTTTATCACTTGTATCATATGAATCTGATTAAATGGTTAGGTACAGCAGGCGTAATTATAGCAACAATTCTTAGAGCATTTGGTTACCACACAGAAGATATGATTGTCGGGTTCATGGGAACCGCTTTATGGGCCTATGCTTCTTATGTAGAGCGTGACCGCGCACTATTGACTTGCAACATCTTTATTCTCGCTGTTCTATTATATGGAATTTTTACATGAATGATATTATTTTATTAGCAATGCCCGAAGAAGCACCTAATCTTGTAGGCAAAGAAGGTGTATTCTTCACGGGTGTTGGTAAAGTAAACGCTGCTATTGTTGCTGCTACACTGATTGAACGATATAAGCCTAAGCGAGTTTTTAACTTCGGTACTGCTGGCGGCATAACTGCAACTCACGGAGGCATCTATAAGTGTACTACTTTTAATCAACGTGACGTTATCTTGGGCGGCTGCATTGTAGGACCGCAAGCAGAAATTCTACATCAACCTATTATAACAGGCGACGATGGCTGGTCACTGAGTACAGGTGACAATTTTGTAACTGACACCTATAATATCAATGCTGATCTAGTTGATATGGAAGCGTTTGCTATCGCTAAAGCATGTCAAGTAGCAAATGTAGAATTCATTTGTCACAAGTATATCAGTGACATGGCTAACGATGAAGCACCCGACCATTTTGTAGACCATGTCCATAAAGGTGAAGACCATTATATTGCTATTTTGAAAGAATACGGAGTACACCTGTGAATCTAACCCTGCTTGAAGAAAACAATCCGCAACTACTTGAAGTTTCAGAAGAATGGAACTTTAGAATTGACGGCAGCCCTGAGGAACTTGTCAGGGCTATGTCAAAGTTTATGACTGACAACGGTGGAGTAGGTCTTGCTGCCCCTCAGTTAGGAATCAAGAAGCGCATCTTTATAATGGGTAATTTCATTAAGTTGGTCGTTTGTATTAATCCTAAGATTGTCTCATTAGCTGATGACCGTAAAAATGATCTTGAGGGCTGTCTAAGCTTCCCTGATTTGTTTATGAGAGTAAAACGCCCCACAGGCGCGGTAGTACAGTATTATACAGTCTCAGGTGAATTGATTGAGCGTGAATTGACTGGGCTTGAATGTAGAGTATTCTTGCATGAATATGATCATCTGATCGGAGTAACATTTGATCAGCGAGTAGGTAACTTGTCATTTAAAATGGCTAAGGATAAACGCAAAAAAGAAGCAAAGAAGCTATCTAGGGTATCCGTTTAACAAGAGTGATGCTTCTACGCTTGGAGCGTTTTTTAATGAACTCATTCATACTAACGATTGGGCCATGCAGAATATCTAAACTTTTGTTGTTAAATGTTCGTATGTAGGGTTTAAATATCATCCATTCTTCTTTGAGAAAAATGTTAATGGGTATTGTTCTGTTTGATTCCCACCACCATATATCACCTAATTCTAGATATCTTGTTCTCAGTGAAGGGATAACTATTGCACCATAATCGTAGATTGATGTTACGGTATCATCCCTATTCTGAATAATTCCAACATAGTCTTGACCGGCGTAGGAACAGATAGAAATATAGGGGTGATTCTCACTCAGTTTTTTGAAAAAATCTTCATTCATATTCATCTATATTTACACCGGTTAACCCAAAGTAATTATTTCGGGAATAAATACTTAACTGAGGAGATTTAATGTATACAACATCAGTTTATATTTATACGCAACGACAAACAGTTGTACTCCTCTCTGGAAACTCACCGAGGAAGTATATGCCTGTATATGCCAAACCATTAACACTCAATAAGGGTGTAGATAATAAAATTCAGTTTCAGTTCTTAAATCAAGAACAGAAGCCAGTAGACATTACAGGTAAGAGTATTACTTGTAGGATCCTTAACTATAACGGAACCCAAGTTCTTGTTAGAAAAGCATTGGACTTAGACTTTGCACTAACCGGCATTGCCTCACTAAATCTTAATGCGGCTGATATCGAAGATATTGACCCGCAAAAAGCGTACTATTCATTAGAGATTCCGGTAGGTCAGTTCGACTATCCAGTGTTTGTTGATTCGAATGCTGGTGCTAGAGGCGACATGAACATTGTCAATAGTGTTCTTCCATCATTTGTTCCGTCACAGGCAGTAACTATTCCTACAGGACAACCGTTCCCTAATATTAGTAATAGCTCAGGTAATACAAATCTTGTGTACTATACTAGTATAATCAATACGCAGGATAATCCTGTATTAACTATCCAAACACATTACGATGAATATTATGGCAACGTTGCCATCTTAGGTTCAAGTATCGTAGATGGCGACTTTTATGTCATTGAGGAAGATAACGAACTAGCCGATATCACTGAAACTAAAGGCTATACTATTCACGGCTATCATCCTTTCGTTAAGGTTCAATTTACAAGTAATTCAGGTGCGGTAACCAATATACTTGCACGATAACGAATTTAGTGTTATAGTCAATTAATGTTTGATATCCTAACCATTATTCCGGGAAAGAAGAAGCTTACCCAAAGCGGCTGGACAAGTTTCAACGCGGTCTGCTGTCATCACCGCGGGCACAAGGCTGACAAGAGAAGCAGAGCCGGTATTAGATTTGACGGCGAAAATTGGAGCTATCACTGTTTCAATTGTGATTTCAAAGCTGGCTTTCAGTTAGGAAAAAGTATCAGTCGTAACACAAGACAGTTACTTGAATGGTGCGGAATAGAACAGAATCAGATTTCTAAATGGAATATTGAAAGCCTACAGCAACGAGATTTGCTTGATATCATTAAGGTTCGCAAGGAAAAGAAGAAAGTAAAGTTCAAAGAACTTGAACTTCCTGATGCTGAACTTATTGACCCAAATAACGAGAAACACAAAGTATTCATAGATTATCTGCATGGTCGTGCGATTAAGTATGACGAATATCCTTTTATGGTTACTCCTAATGAACAAGGCAGAAACAACAACAGAATCATTGTTCCTTATACATTTGAAGGCAAGATGGTAGGGCACACAAGTAGATATCTTGATAACAGAACTCCTAAGTTCATTAAAGAGCAACAAACAGGATATGTATTTGGCTATGATTTTCAGAAGCCGAATTGGGAAGTTTGTTTAGTCGTTGAGGGTATCTTTGATGCCCTTTCAATTAACGCCTGTGCGCTAACCCATGATACAATAAGCGATGAGCAAGCAGAGATACTACGCAGACTTAATCGCAAGGTCATTGTTGTTCCGGACTTAGATAAGACTGGGCTAGCAATTTGTGACAGAGCATTGGAGTTGGGCTTTCATATTTCAATACCCAATTGGGATGACGGTATTAAAGACACGAATGATGCTGTGGTCAAGTATGGTAAATTGCCCACGCTATTGAGTATCTTACAGAACGCAACTAATAGTAAGATTAAATTAGAGTTACAAAGGAAGAAAATTGCTAAAAGAATATAACACAGAAGTACAACGACTATTCCTTCAAATGATGGTCACTAACGCGGAGCTTTATACCCGTGTAATGAATATCATGAATCCAGAAAACTTTGATCGTAGTCTTAGGAATGTTGCGGAATTTATTGTTGAGCATACTGCAAAGTATAGCATTATGCCTGATCCTACGCAGATAAAAGCAACAACTAGTGAATCTATTGAACCTATTCAAGACTTGACTGATGGGCATTACGAATGGTTCTTAGAAGAATTCGAGTCATTCACTAAGCGTCAGGAGCTGGAGAGAGCTATTCTTAAAGCAGCAGATATGCTTGAAAAGGGTGAGTTTGATCCAGTTGAGCAACTAATCAAGAACGCTGTTCAAATCAGTCTACAGCGTGACATGGGTACAGATTACTTTGCTGACCCTAAGGATCGATTGAACAAATATTTCAATGCAGGTGGTCAGGTGTCTACTGGTTGGCCTCAGCTTGATAGAGTCATGTACGGTGGTATGAGTCGCGGGGAACTCAACATCTTTGCAGGTGGCTCTGGTTCTGGTAAATCTCTCGTCATGATGAATATCGCCCTTAATTGGCTTAAGCAGGGACTTAGCGGAGTCTACATCACTCTTGAACTTAGTGAAGAACTTACTTCGCTGCGTACTGATGCCATGCTCACAAATATGAGTACAAGAGACATTCGTAAAAATATGGATGACACTGAACTCAGAGTTAAGATGGCAGGAAAGAAAATGGGGCAGTATCGTGTTAAGGGCCTGCCTGCACAAAGTAATGTCAATGCTATTCGTAGTTATATTAAAGAAGTTCAAATTCAGACTGGTCTAAAAGTTGATTTCGTGATGATTGATTATCTTGATCTTGTCATGCCAGTCAGTGTTAAAGTCAATCCAAACGACCAGTTCATTAAGGACAAGTATGTATCAGAAGAACTTCGCAATTTGGCAAAAGAGCTAGGCGTTCTATTGATTACTGCATCGCAGTTAAATCGTTCAGCAGTTGAAGAAATCGAATTCGATCACAGTCACATTGCAGGTGGTATTTCTAAGATTAATACTGCTGACTATGTGTTTGGTATCTTCACAAGTCGTAGTATGCGTGAACGCGGCAAGTATCAGATTCAGTGCATGAAGTCTCGTAGTTCAACTGGTGTCGGGCAAAAGATCGACCTTGAATATAACATCGAAACTATGCGTATTACTGATGAGGATCCAGAAGAAGGTAGACAGCAGCCGTCCCCAAATCAGATTTTAAGCCAAATTAAGACTACTAGCCAAGTAGGTTCTACTAACGAAGTAGTACACAGTACGATTGGTCAATCGGAAAATAGAGTAGTAGCAGATGTAAATGGCGCAAAATTAAAGTCTTTATTGAGTTCACTTAAGAAACAAAATTAAGTTGATAGAATAAATACTATCAGCAGGATCTTTACTTATTATGCAAAAGAAAACAAAAAGTCTTTTAGAAGAACTCCAATCCTTTGGAGACATCCGTGACATCAACAACATTATAGAAAACCGTGCTTCTAATATTATTACTAGTGCCATAAACTTAATTGAATTGATGCAGAAAAACTATCCTTCAGATAAAGCTGAATTACTTGAGAAGAAATTGCTAAGTGCAATTAAAAGTAAAGATCAAGATAGATTTACTAAATCCTTGAGGAAAAAGAAATGAACTTAACCGAGCTTAATAAAATTGAAGAAGGAAGATTTGCCGACGCCGCTAAGAGCATGGTCCCTGGAATCAGGGGATTAGTGAGTGGCCAAGGAAAGAATCAAACTAAGGTTCAAGACATTTTTATTAAAGATTTCGTGCAAGACGCAACAACCTCATTGAAGAATGGTCTTGCGGGCGGGCTAATTCAACTACCTCAGAAGACTTCGGGCGCTCCTGCTGATACTCCGCCAGCCGCTAGCACTCCTGCTACTCCGTCCGCGCCGCCGCCCGCTGCCAATCCTAAGGCGCCGGCCGAAAAACAGCCATACAAGTGGGCCCCTAAGGGAATGAAAGTAAATCCTGATACTAAACTAAGTAGCCTAGGAGCAACCGGCGATTTAGCAGAATCTAAATATGAAAATTTGAATAAAATATTTGAAAGCATCGTAAACATTGATGAGCAAGCCGATGTGATGTCCATGTCTGATTATTTGATGAGTTGGTTCTCTCAGTATATGCAAGGTGTAGCATGGGAAGGAAGTAAAGCCATCGTAAAAAATAAGATTGATGCTTTTGTAAAAGATTATCCTGCTAAGCAATATGATCATCTAACAAATTTAGCACGAACTGCATTAGCTCTCTCGAAAGCTGCTACACCTGCCGGTGCCCCTAAAGAATTTACACAGATGAGACAAACATCAGGGCAAGATGTGCAGCAAGGATATGAAGAAATTAAAGCTGCATTAGATGAGCTAGCAAAAATTAATCCTGATCTGTATAACAAGTTCATCAAAACATTGCGTCCTGTAGCAGCACAGCCTGGTGCTAGCGCGGGTCTCGTTGAACAAAAGAAACGCAAATGATTAGATTAACTGAAGGTGGCGCAATGGCGGGCGTGGGAGCTATCCATGCTGATGAGATTGGACCCACTTTGGATAAGTTAGAAAAGATTTTAGGCATTGACCTCAAAAACAATACGCTCGGCAGTGTAGGTAAAAAAGAGTTTTCCGGTGACATTGATATTGCACTAGATATAAAAACTGAGGATCTTCCTGCGTTTGTAAAGAAGCTTGAAAGTATTCCTGAGGTACTTGACATTGCTAAAAGCTCAGTAATCATGACTAAGGTTAAGATTGCTGATTACGATCCTAACAAAAAAGTAGAGGGTAAGCCAAGAACAGGCTATGTTCAGGTAGACTTCATGCCCGGCGATCCGGGTTGGTTGAAGACATTTTATCATGCTCCTCACGAGAAAGACAGTAAGTATAAGGGTGTTTTTAGAAATATTCTTATGTCTAGCATTGCAGCACATTTGGATCGTAAAGACTCGGCACAGAAAATCAGTGATGGCAGACCGATGCAGTCTGAAAGATACATGTGGAGCCCCACAGACGGATTGATTAAGGTATTAAGAACTCCTGAACCTAATAAGAAGGGTGACGGATACACTAAAAAGAATAACAACAAAATCATTGATGGTCCATACAAGAATCCGGATGAGATTGCAAAAGTTCTACAGCTAGACTCTGCTGATGATTTATATTCATACGAAACACTACGCAAAGCAATGGATAAAAATTATCCATCTGAATTAGTTAATGCTATGCTTAAAGACTTTGCAGAAAATTCGGTAATTAAAGATATCGGAGTCCCGACTGACATCAAACTTAGTGAGAGTGTGGGAACAGGTGATTGGTTCAGAACACTGTTGGATATCGTAAAATGAGAATATCAGAAGTTCTACACGAATCAATTCTATTAGAAGCTAAAAATCCTCGTACTCCTCACCCTGAGGACTCCGTATTTAATGGCATCGGTGCTGCGAGAGACGCAGTTAATTCTATGTATTATGTCATAGAAAATCCAGAAACACTCACTATCAAGTGGGATGGCTTCCCTGCTCTTATCTTTGGCTATAATGATAAAGGACAATTCACTGTATCAGACAAGTACATGTTTGACAAGGGCCAAGAATATCTTGGTACAAGTCCAAAGTTTTGGCAAGAGTATGATGCTAGTAGAGGCAAGAGCCGCCCTGACCTATACCCAAAGTTGAACAGTATTTGGAATGGATTGAAAGCCGCAGTAGGTAGTAGCAAAGGTTTCTTTTGGGGAGACTTAATGTGGGCAGATCAACTACAGAATCAAAATGGTAAGCTCGTATTCAAGCCCAATACCGTAACTTATGCTATTCCCGTTAACAGTGACTTAGGTAAAACTATTGCTAGCACAAAGGGCGGCGTTGCAGTTCACCAATATTTCTCAGACATTACATCAACACCGAGTCCTTGGAATAGTCAAGGGCTAGCGGGCAATAGAGAGGTTGCTATTCTTACTCCTAATATGGGAATAGAGTTCGCATTGTCTGCTCCGAAAGGTGAAGTCTCTAAAGTTAATAGAGCATTAGCACAGAACAGCCAACTAGACGCATTCTTAGGTGGTATGGATGGTGTTGCTAGAGCAGCATTGCAGAAATACTTAGGACATATTGCTACTAATCAGACTGACCTTCCTATTGAACAATGGCTACAAAATAATGTAAGCGCAAAGCAATATCGTTTCTTGATCGGTGACGGTGATGGATATCTTGTTCAGAACAAAGAACAGCTTGACGCATTATTTGAACTATATTTTGCGATAGCAGGTCTTAAGAATAACTTAGCCAATCAATTAGAAAATCAAGTACAAGGCGTAGAACAGTCAATCAATGATAGACCCGGCGGTGAAGGATTTGTATTCAATACACCTAACGGACTAGTCAAATTAGTCAATCGCGGTGGCTTTAGTGCTGCTCATTTTGGTAAAAAAAAGTAACCCAAAACCACATTTTTTTCGTTCAGGCATAAATAATAGTATGAGCTTCGGCTCACTTTTATAAGGAAATAATACAATGGCACAATTTACAAGAGTTAATGGTGACTTCCAGCAAGTTCTAAACTTAGATACCGGTTCGTACACCAACGAAGGTTCAACTTCAGCAATCGATTCGGCTGTAACTGTACAGCCTCAGGGTCCAAAGCTTGACTTCTTCACCATCACAGGTAACGGTTCACAGGTAGCTGACAACATCAATGCAGTATTCCAGACTGTTCAGCAGCTTGCAACTGTATACATCTATGAGTATACTAACGCAACTGACGATACACTAGCTGTTGCTGTATATCCAGTAGCTGCATGGACTACAACTACACTTGACAACGCTTTGTCAAATGCATGGACTTCAGCAAACGTTGCTGTAACTGCAACTGCAACTTTCACTAACTAATAGTTAGTAAAACTACTACAACAAGGACCCGGGGATATTAATTTATTCCCGGGTTTTTTATTACTCTAAATATTGATATGCATAGAATCAGATGTTACACACTGTTCGACATTACCAAGACTGGAGTCCTTAATCGTTCCAGTCCAGTCGGAGATGACATAGCATCTTGGATAAAGCAACGAAATACGCAATGTAATTTTGATACGATCTTACAGGTAATATCTCTAAGATCACAACCAGAAGGTGTCAACTCACCTACTAGACTAGAATTGACTGATACTAACGCTGATATATTTGGCTTTTTGTATGATATAGAAAAAGTAAATTTATGGAAATTTGAGTTTGAGGTGCAGCATTCAAGTGTGTTCGAGAACGGTATAATTCCACTAGGCGCACTATATAAAGATTGTGAAGGTGTACCCATGATCATGTGTGAAAATCAACACTCACTTTGTCCAAAATTTCTAGACATTAGTCCAGAACTTAAGAATATATATTTTGAGGTTTTATAATGAGCATTAAAGCACTATCAAATTTTATCGACAGCGAGTTAGATACTGACTTACAAGAAGTCCTATTTACCAAAGACAATCAAGGTAAATACTATTTGTTTGGTAAATATGTTATCGTGCGACTTAATAATCTCTACAAAGTGTATTGCCTTGATACTCGAAATAAAGTAGATTTTTTAAGTCTTAAGAATGCTACTGCTTGGTGCGTACTCCGTAACTCAGGCGATAATCAAGGCGCGTCACGAATACATAATTTAGACTTAAAACTTTCAAGTATAGACATAGACATTGCAGTACACAAAAACAAAATCAAAAATGCAAAAAGTAATTTTGGAACACTGATTTCCATTACTAAGCTACAAGAAGACACCTACAAAAGAAGATGGTTAGTCTCAGAACTTTCTCACTACATCAACCAATCGAAAAGAATCCAAAACAATAAATTTAATGCCAAAGATTCTAAAATTAGAAACCAAAGATAAATACTTTACAACACTGGGAAAAATAACCTATGAAACTTAATGATCTTGAAACAAAAAATGTCGCAGTCAAAGCTCTAAAAGAAAGCTTTTCAATGGACTTCGATGTTTCCAATTTAGATAAAAGCAAAACACGAGCAATGCTAACCAAAGTCAAGGGACTTATTTCAGAGTCAAAGAAGACTCCGGAATTTCATCGGGCACAACATAATCCAGCTTACCTAAAGCTAGTATTCATGGAACAAGCACTGAGTCAGCATATGAAAGTAGCTAAGGCTCCTCGTATCGTTTTTGAAAACGAAGAAGTAGAAAAGTCGCAAGTAATCCTTGCTGCACAAGACATGATTGATTCCGTACAGAAGATGTACGAAGATGTAAACGATATGCTTGTTAAGGAACTTCCTGCTTTGGTAGATTCGATTCAGAGCGAAATCGGTGCAAATGAAAGTCAATCATTTAGCCAAACTTCAACCGATGCATTAACTCAGCTTAACGCTGCCCTACAGCAAGCTCAAACTTCACTTAAGGGTGCATTGGGCGGCTTAACTGGTCAAGCCGGTGACGCTTTCGCTGCACCTGTTGACGGTCTCGGTGGCGAAGAAGAAGTTGATGTCGATCTTGATCTTGATCTAGATGCTGAAGCACCCGCTGAAGAACCTGCTGCTGAACTACCTCCTGTTCCGGATTTGGATGACGAAGAATCAATGGGAATGGTTGGCAGAGCAAAGAGATAAGCAGCTATGCTTCTCTTTGAATTCGATGCTAAACAAGAAGATACGCTAGTACCAAAAATTGTTGCATTGACTAATCAATTACAGCAAGAAATTGACGGCGGTGAGATTGATCCAAACAATTACACCGTCGATGATTTGTTGGATTATTTTCAACAATATGATGTAATTCTTGATGTAGACAATCTATACGACATGCTTCAGGTTCCTCCACTCAGTGATGTAGTCACTAATATACAAGGTGACAAAGTAGTATTCAAAGGTTACGATTCTAAAAATGTGTTAGATAGACCCGAAGGCGACGATAAGAAAACAGTTGCTCAAATGGCTAAACGAGCAATGAAAACTTAACCTTTATACTTGACTTCTTATAATATTGTGCTATAATTGATTATATGAGTAGTAATTTCTCACACTTAGTGGTAAACGGATGTAGTTTCACATATTGTGAAGGCCTTCAATATCCTCTACTAGAAGGATGGCCAAAGTTACTAGCTGAAAAGTTAGATGTTCCACTAATAAATCTTGCTAAACCCGGCACCGGAAATGATCGCATTGTGCGAACTACTGTAGAGCATATCTATAAGAATCCACTACCTAACCCGCTTTATATCATAGCATTCTCACACTCGTCTAGGAGAGAGGAATACTACAGATTTTTCCGCGGCGCGCCGCTTAATGATTACCAACAGTTGCATTTTAATCAACCTACAGACCTATCGGAGAGTGTTCGTTTCTTTGTTGAAAATTATAATCCAACCGTTTATAGTCAGCAAAAGATTCGGTTGTGGCTAAGTATGGTCAATACTTTTAAAGCAAATAATATTTCATATCTAACTACTGATTTCATACCAGATTTGCCAAAAGATATCATCAAACTTAAAAACAGTTACAGTGAATTGTGGGATGCTGTAAATAACGATCCTAATCGAATAATTGACCTAGAACAACTAACCAGAGGCCTTGATAAACTACCATGCGGACATGAGGATTATCCGGCAATGCCAATACTAGCAAACTACATACATGAAGAAATAAGGAAAAGATGGCAGTAACAAATAGATTCCTATATGAGGAAATGAAACGAGAAACAACTAATGAAGGTCGTAAATACTTAGCACCAGATGGTGCTAAGTTACCTAGTGTTACTACTATATTAGATGCAACTAAAACACTTGAAGCAAAGAAAGCCTTAATTGATTGGCGGCGCCGAGTAGGTGAGCAAAAAGCTAAAGAAATTACTACAGAAGCGGCTGGCCGCGGCACTAGAATGCATAAGTATCTTGAGAACTTTGTTCTAACAGGAGAAACAGGTGAGCCCGGAAGCAATCCGTATAGCAAGCAATCACATCAGATGGCGCATACAATCATATCTCAAGGCTTATCCAACTGCCCCGAGTTCTGGGGCACGGAAGTATCTCTATATTTTCCTAAAGTTTATGCTGGGACCACAGACTTAGTTGGACTACATGCTGGCGACGAAGCTATACTTGACTTCAAGCAAACAAACAAGCCAAAGAAGCGTGAATGGATTGAAGACTATTTTCTACAGTTGACTGCTTACGCAAACGCACATAATGAAATATACGGAACTAAGATACGCAAGGGTGTAATCCTTATGTGTAGTGCTGATAATCAATATCAAGAGTTTATTGTAGAAGGCAACGAGTTCGATCATTGGTCAGATCGTTGGTGGAAACGAGTAGAGGAATACTACACTAAGTTCTTATAGCAAAGCATAAATAAGTGTATTCGAATAGGTA